GCTCGTCGTTAGCTGCGAACCCATTCATACTCCTTTTTTTACCAATCGCATCAATTTCATCAATAAATACAATACACGGTTGGTTTTCGCGTGCCATTTCAAACACGTCGCGGACCCTTTTTGCACCTACACCCACAAACATTTCAACAAATGACGACCCCGAACATTGAATAAACGGAACGGATGATTCACCTGCAATAGCGCGTGCCAAAAGAGTTTTACCTGTACCTGGTTTACCCGTTAATAACGCACCTTTTGGTATTTTAGCACCCGTACCAAAGAATTTTTCCGGTTGTTTAAGAAAATCAACAATCTCTTCGAGTTCATCCTTAGCACTGTCTATGCCCTGAACATCGGCAAAACGGGTTTTTATATCACTTTCCACATCTATATCATTTTTCATCATGGAGAAAGGACTTTGACCTACACCACCACCTGACATCATTCTAAAAATAGCAAAGAAACCTATAGTAAGAAACATGAAAGATACGAGTTCATTGATCCCACCACTCCCTATCGATGCTTTAATCAAATCATACTCGACCTGACTTTCGGTCAATGTTTTCCAAAAATCTTCTGATGGGATGTAATACGAACTACCAAATGTACCATTCTTTTCTTCAAAATATAAGGTATCGCCATGAGGATTTATTTCAACTTTTGTTATTTCGTTTTGCTTAACACCTTTAATAAAATCACTATATATCCTATGTTCGTACTCAGGTTTTTTCTGTATTTTAATGGGGGGTGAACTAAATATTCTATTTACAATTGGTAAGGTCACCATTATAATTAAATAAGATATTAAAAATAAGTTAAATGCATTTTTATATATAAACCGTTTTATTTTTTTACATTTTTTATTAAAACGTTTACGGAACCGTTTTCGGTTCATCCTATACTATATTCTTAAATTAAACTCTCTTATATCTCGCACAATATATTAATTTTTAATCATCACCACCTGAAACATATTCCTCTTCTTCGACATTTCCACCGTCTTCTTCATCAATTTCAACATCAAGACCCTCATCTTCCTCTGGTTCATCGTCCTTTTCTTCATCATCATCTTCATCATCGTCTCCAATTACCGCTTCCTCTTCAATTATTTCAGGCGTTTCCTTTTTCTTGACTTTTTTCTTCTTTTTGGGTGCAGTAGACTCGTATAAGTACTGTAGTTTTTTCCATTTAATTTCGATTAATTTCGATCTTTTTTTGTGTTTATCTTTCACAGATTGTATAAATTCATTAGAGTACCCGTGTGATTTCAACGCTGATAAAACACTTTTTAAAGGTGGTGGTATACCCTTAGAATAATACTTCTCGTTTAACATGGCCATTTGTGGCATTAATTTAACCTTAACTTTACCATTTTTCAAAACATGTAAATCTAAAACAATAGTGTCTAAATTTTCAATATAATTTTCAATTTTTTTATCATTTTTAATGGGTGATGGAATTTCTTCCACGTTTGGTTTATTAAAAGGGATACCCATTTTTTTACAATTCTTCTCTAAATTTTCTAGATAAGATTTATAATTTTGGACATAAAAAGGTTTGCGTTCGGTTACAATGTTGTGTATTGGATTAACAATATTGTATACCAGGGAACCAGGTAAAAGTTTTTCCCGCATTGGTGTATTTGTATGATTATTTTTATCATAAGCAAAACAACCGGGTGTTTTTAACAATTGAAACGAGTCGGGGGATTGAGTAGTCATTTTTTGTATTACTTTATACTTCTATTTTATTACAACTTAGGTCTAATTCACACTCTAAAATTTGGTGAGCTTGAAAATTCTGGAGCGACTCGAATGGGCCCCATAATTCAATAACTTTACGTTTTTTATCGTACCACATATACGATAACTCGAGGTAACGCGTTAACCAATAAAACTTTTTACCGTTCTTGCCGATAAACTTGAAAATATCATCCTCATTATAACCAGATACATCAAACTGACTGTAGTGAGCACTTGGTGGGTTGTACGGAGCCATGGTCCTTTTGGTTTGTCTTACTGTTATTAAGCGTCTCTTGTTTAAGCCTAATATATTTTTGTGTATAGAGTCCTTTTTTAGCTTTCTTGTCGTTCTTAGTGACACGAGTCTTAAAGGGATCTTTCATATATTACTTTTTTATTTTTTTAATAGAAGACTTAGGTATACTATATCTGCTATTTGGTCTTAAAAAAAGTCCTCTTTGTAACTTTGCCATAAATCTAATAAGTTTATTTGTTTTAGCCTTTGTATTTGGCAATGGTGGCCTCCGAGAAACTGGTTGTCTTGGCTTGGGTTTACTTTTTAAACCACTGAACTGTTTCTTCACGGTATTATTATTTGGTGTCTGTATGCGCGTAGAAGGCATTTATTTATACTAATATTTTTTTAAGGTTTACCTTCTGTGTATACGCCTCTTTTTAGGGGGTAGTTTTTTATTCTTCTCCCTTTCATTCGCTAAACGTTGTCTTTCATTCGCCTTACGTTGTCTTTCATTCGCCCTACGTTGTCTTTCACTCACTCTCGGTTGTCTTTCATTTACATTATTAGTTTGTTGCGGAGTATATTTTACGGTAGGGTTTGTAACACGTCGAGGCGTACTCTTTAAACGCTGAGTACGAACTGGTTTATTGTTCTCTCTTTTCCTTTTTAACGCCTCCCTTTCATTCATTCTCCTACTCTCCCTTTCATTCATCCTCTGTTGTCTTTCATTCGCTAAACGTTTCATCTCCAACTCCTTCACCCTCTTATTTTCATCAATACGCTTCTTCTCGGCATTTTTCTTCTTCTTCTGTTTTCTTTCATTCGCCGCACGTTTCCTCTCCAACTCTGTCATCCCCTTCTCTTTCTTTTTCTTCTGTTCGCGTCTCTTCGCGGCATTCATAATATTTCCTATTGTCTTTTGCCGTTCCCTTTCATTCGCCCTTCGTTGTCTTTCATTCGCTGCACGTTTTCTTTGATTCTCTAAACTTTTTCTCTCCAACTCCTTCTCCCTCAGATGTCTCTTCCTATCTCTTTCCACTTTAAGTTTCCGCTCGGCATCTAAATTTTTTATTTGTTTGGCCAGAGTATTCATTTCTAATTGTGCTTCTTTCACTATTTTTTTCTGTGCTTCGGTTTCCGAATTAATTTTCATTTTTTTATAACGTTTCCCGGCATTCTTCAAAACCTTCATCATATTCTTCTCATTCTTCGCCTTTTTACTCACTCCCATCAACAATTCCCCTTCTTGCATTGTTTTTGCAAAAGATGCTAACGAATCTATATTATTTTGTTTAATGGATCTATTAGCTTCCTCGGCCCTCAATCGCTGGCGCGCCTCCTGGTCTTTCTTCGCTTCATTCTTCGCTTTTTGCCAAAAAGGCTTAATGAAACTCATTACTCTATCTCTAACAGATCCAAACCCTAAATCATTAGTAGAAGATGGTAAACTTTTTACAAGTGCAAAGTACTTTGTAAATTTTTTTTCATCTAACGCTTTTTTTAGAGCTTGTTTATATGTCTCTATCCTCTTCTCCCAAAAAGCCCTCTTCCTCTCCTGTGCTTTCTTCAACTTCATCATTTGATTTATTGTTGTCATCATTTCAACATTATTTTTAGTGTTACTATTACTGGCCACCTTCTTTTTCATCTTAACTACAAGTGGCTTATTAGGCATTTTACGCAATAAGGGTTCCACGAAATTTTTATATCCTTCTCTCTGTGGAAGTGGTATTGAGTTCCATAATTGATCGAATTTGTTTTTATCACCCCGCTCTGAAGCATTTTTTAGACCTTTTTTTAGTGCTTCCTCCACATTTTTCTTCGCGTTCTCGACCTTCTTCTTCGCTTCATTTCTCATATTCTCCATTACCTTCTCCACGTCCTCTCTCTTCTTCTTCGCTTCATCTTTCATCTTCTCCGCTTTCTCGACCTCCTTCTTCGCGTCCTCGAGCTCTTTCGCTTTCACCTTTTTCACTAAAGCATCCCAACTCCTTTTTTTCCTCAATTTTTCCGCAGCAAATGTCGACTTCCACGCCAATGTTTTAGCCTTACTCCGTTTTTCTTTACCTTTTGAATTAAAATTCATACGTTTTTTAGGAATTTCTGCAACCACCTTCTTATATTTCGCTTTTGGTATTGCTTCGGCAAGAACGTTTCTACCCGCAAGTATTTTTTTTAAAGAATTGCGTCTAACTGTACCTGTAATATTCTTACCCTGAATCTTTTTTACAGTTTTTAAAGGAGGTCTTCCCGGCCCACGCCTTCTGGTGGTAGTGGTAGTAGTTTGTTGTGGAGGACGCGTAGAAGTTTGTTGTCGCGACAATCGCTGACCCACTCTCAAACTTTGACGTCTTTGTGGTGGTAGTGGTGTTCTGGTATGATAAACCGTATAAAATTGTCCATTATCTGAGTTACTATTCTGGACCATAGTATTTATAATAGCCTACTATTTTTTTTAATAAAAGTCTACTTATACTATAAATAAATATGATCATAAAAACATTATTTATAGTATTCGGGTTAGGATTTTTGATCAGTAATAAAAATGAATGTACATCAGACGATTTTAGGTGTAGAGAAAATATACCATCAATGTTACGTATAAACCCGGAAAAGGAAGAAAAATAAGATTTTATTTTTTAGCCGATTTTTTATTTTTCACGGGACTATTAAACCCACTATTTGCTTTCCTTTTGAACGCCTCCCTTTCCTTCGATGCTTGTGCTTTAACATTTTTAGTTTTAATCGGTTTTTCTTTCTTCATCTTCTCTAGCAACAAACCTTTTTTATTATTTATTTTGTTCATCTTATTTTTTATAGATCGGGCTCTCTCTTTAATTTTTTCCCTTGTATTATCATTATTTGCGCGTTTAAATAATTCATATATATTCAGCATCGCTTGTTCGTGTATTTGTCTCGCGGTTTCCAATTTTTTTAATTCTGTTTTACGGTACGTTGACATTATTAATATACACTCATTTTTTATTTTTTTTAGGTTTTTTATTTTTTTTAGCTTTTTCGTTTTTTTCGTTTTTTTCGTTTTTTTCGTTTTGTTCGAGTAACTCTTTGAAAGTGTTAGGTACGTTGTTTGTTGTATTATCGAAATTCAATTTTCGGACGGTTGAATTTTTCTTATTCCTGTTCGTATTCGTACGTGACTTTTTTTTAGCTGGTTCTCTAGGTATAGTAGTATTACCAATTTTAACGTTAAAAAACCCGTTTAATAAATTACCCAAACTTGATGGTAGTGACGACGATGATGATGAATTAGTAGCTTTTCTTTTTCCCATATACTATTTATAAATAATATAAATACGGAAATTTCGTAATTATATTATTGATTTATTTAACCAACGATGTATTTTTTTAATCTGGAAAACAAACTTTTCTTTTTAGGAGTTTTCTTGGGTGTCATATTTAATTTTTTAGGTGTCATTGGTGACCCCCTTATCCATTTATTATAAGTAAGTTGAGGACTGTTTGGCTTTTTTGGTGTACTCTGAGGAGTAACCGCCTTCTTAGACTTCTTAGACTTCTTAACTGTAACCCAATTAGGGGCGGACATTTCTATTATACCCTGAGATTTTACTTACCCGCACACATACCGCAGTACGCCTCCTGTTTTGGATCATACATAAATGTATAGAGTATCAATAAAGCAAAAGTTGCCGATAATAATATATACGTGTCTTTCATTTTACTACTACACGATATTAAAATTCATCAATGAGACTAACCTCAGAACATGAATCGACTGATTCGTCGTCTGGTAATACATATTCATCATCGGAGTGATCGACGAGTGTATAAGACCCGTTTCTAAGTTGTTCGTAAAGTCCCGTATGTTCAAGATTAGTGGTATCATAAAACCCAGAAATACTTTCTTTTGGTACGGTTATAAGATCTTCGTCAAAATCCCATAGTTCATAACCACAGTAATCTAAAATAGAAACTAAATATTCTGACCCTAAATCTTTACGTATTTGTGCGATAGACGAAATACCATCTTCGAATTCAATGTCAACGATTTGATTTTCCATAGTAAAAAGTCTATGTTTTAATTCTTAAAGTATATTAAATATGAGAATAAAGAACATTCTTAAAAATAGAGTAGTTGAAAAAAGGGATGCAGTTATGTTTGATATAGACGATACTCTTATTTTTACGAATGGGTACGCAAATACGGAAATGATTGATTTATTAAATTATAGTAAAAGATTAGGGTACAAAATTATTATTATAACGGCTAGACCGTTTTCTATAGTAACACGTCAATTCACTATAATGCAACTGAAAAAATACGGTATAATATACGACGAACTTTACTTAACACCGGCATTAAATAAAGGTAACGTAAAAAAACAATCAGGCTATAACTATATTTTATCAGTGGGAGATCAAGAAACAGATCTGACTCATACAAAATACGGAATAAAAATAACCGTTTTTTAAGATTTCCATCTTCTATTACACGTGTGACAGGTCACAAATACGGTCATTGGTTCATCAGCGCTACGTGTTTGCATTTGGTAAAAGGTTGTTTTGTATCCTCTACATCTACCACACTTAAATAATCCTTTATAGTCCTTATCGTGCATGTAATTAGCGGCGTGTAGTTTCTTCATTTCTATATCGGCTATTTTTTCTGTCATTTGTGCGTGTGGACCATCGGGCCATAAACCTTGTGGAGATAAATTAATAGCAACAGACGTTTTTAATTGACCTTTTAAAATTTTATCTTTAAGATTGGATGAATTTTTTAAATTATACATCATACTCAAAAACTTTTGTTTATATCTCGCTACGTGGTAACGATTATTCACCGCAGGTACATCACCTAAATCAGAAGTTCTCCTAATTGTCCAATTCCACGTACACAATTCCATATTTTTAACGATATTATTATCTATATCCAAACCCATAACATCGGCATATTTTTTTAAGGCATATTCTCTAGTAGATAACATTATACTTAATAAATTTATAGAATTTAATATCTACTTAGGAGTTCCATTTTGTTTTTTTTACAATCAGAAAATGATTCTGGGGAGCACATATTGAAAGGATCGGATGTTGTAACTGGTTTATTACGCGTTTCTTTCCAGGGTGTATCCAAAACAATGTTTGTGTATAAATCGGACCTGAATAGTATTACGTATACAAGTATGAGAGCAATCGAAGTTTTAAGCAATGTATTCATTTATTAAAAGCAACTTTTTTTATTCGCATAGAATAGATATGACACTTGCTGTTTTAATAAACGAGGAACGTAATAATATAAAAGAAATAGAAGTCGACATTTCACCTGAAAAAAATCAAATTTTTAAAATATTAAAAGGAAAAGCGTCCTTTGTAGGACAATGGCCTGATGAAGACGTGGTTATAATTAAGTGTTCGGAATCATTATTTGAACTTAGTCTAAACCAGAATAGACTACCTAGACCATTCACTAATATGTTAGTTTTAGGCAAAATACTACTCATACGTATGGATGAGTATTCAGAACCACAGGACTTTACTTTAAAAGAATACCATAAATTAACTAGAGAATCAAGACCCAGAACGCGTTCACATTCAAGTTTAATCGGTCGACCCTTGAGTAGGAATATGAGCTACTCCTCGGAGAACGGCCTGTGAATATTTCATACACAATTGAAAATGTGATTGAGCCCAATCCATTGGGTTTTTCATGGTAATTCCCATGGGATTTTCATTAACAACTTTCATCATATCAGAACTCCCTTTCGTATGATCTGCAGCATTCATCATAACTGTATCAATTTTTTGTAACCATAACACGTGGTCTTCTTTCTTAGGATCAAACTTTTGTACAAACGACATTTATATTATAAATACTTACACAATCTTTAACCTTGTATCTAACCTCGATTTATAATATCTATCGTCTATTTCACCGTCTATTTTCTGACCAGATATCGATATTCGTAATAAATCATCGTTATACTCAAAATAGTGACAATAAAAATAAGAAACGCCCGTTCCAGTTGACATTTCATCGAGTTGACTCTTTACCTTTTGTTCCGTGAAAATATATTTCCTTATATTTTCAGGTGTTCTTTTTTTAGAATCTTTATCCGGATTTATACGCGAAACAGGGTTTTCTAAATTCATGTCCGGCCATACACCATAAGATGAACGATATCTGCTCATATAATCTATACATTCTTTAGCTGTACTTTTCTTGCTAAAACAAATTATACGAGGTTTACCATTCGGGTCAATAATTGTCGTGTACCCACCTTTTAAAATACCTATAAAATGAAACTTCATACTTACAGTATACCAATATATCTTTATACTTCGTCTAGGTACTTACTTGGTTCCGACGTTGAATTAAATGATCTATCCAATTGTTTTCTCGACACTTCCATATTATGCTTAGTCATTTCTATACCTATATCTAAACCACCTGTAGAACTTAATTCATATAGCCATCGCCTCATTAAACCATCTCTATTTGCCATTATTCTATTTGCAAGCTCGGGTTTTCCTTCATCATATAAAGCTTCTATAAAAGGATCTCCTGAACTTGGTTTATTCTCATTCGCAAATTCAATTAACCAATTGAATTCCAGTTTCATAAGAGATGTATCCAATGCATAAACTTGTCCCATTGTATATTGTACAGATCTAAATGTAAAATATTTCACCAACATGGTATTAACATCTTCAAAAGTTTGGTCAGAATAATCATCATTGGATACACATTTTATTGACACGTTCTTTCTATTTTTTTTAACTGGTTTAGTAACGTACAGGTTACCAATACCGTTCAATATCATTGTATTATATTATTAGAAAAAAAAACCTTAAGTTACTTTAAACCCATGAACTTTCCCAAAACACCTGGTCAATGTACATATATGCGGGTATTACAATCCCATAAACCTATTATAATAGCAACAGGTCCTGCAGGTACAGGTAAAACTATGTTGGCGTGCCAATTAGCAACTGAAAGTTTAATGAATAGGGATATTAATCGATTAGTATTAACACGACCAATTGTAGGTGCGGATGAAGATATGGGTTATCTTCCAGGTGAAATGGAAAGGAAAATGGAACCATGGACGAGACCAATGGTAGATGTATTCGAAAATTACTTAACGAGGGGGCAACTCGAACATCACGTACACATAGAACCACTAGGTTTTATGCGTGGTAGAACATTTGATAATGCATATATAATTGCAGACGAAATGCAAAATAGTACATGTAATCAAATGAAAATGTTATTAACAAGGCTTGGTAAAAATACAAAATTGGTAATAACAGGTGATTTAAAACAAAGTGATCTAGGTGATAAAAGCGGTCTCGAAGACCTTGTAAATAGGATAGACTGTTTAGACCTAAACTATATCGAACATGTCACTATGGATAACGGTGACATCTTACGACACCCTGCTGTTGCCGAAATTCTTAAGATGTATTAGTAGTTACATCTTTTTTTAGTTTTTTTACCCGTTTCTGAACTTCTTTCACCTTATTTTCATATTCTATAAATTCGTCTTTATAAAGTAAAGCCCAATCGTTCATCTGTTTGAGTACCTTTTTATTATGTGAATACCAAACTATCACCTCTTTACTTATCTTATCACAGGCTGTGTATTCATCCATAACGACTTTAGAACATTGATCTCTCCCCACTTGACAATACTTTAAAATATCTTCAAGTTCAGCCATATTGTCTGTGTTGGACGTACTAAGACCATCAATATGTTCTATTTCAGTACCGAGCATTATATTATCGTGATATTATTTTTTTGTAAAGAATACAGCTTATAGAATAAACTTTAAATAATATTACATGAAAACAATACTCAGCTTTACCACTATACCACCTAGATTCCAATACGTAACAAATTATATAGAAAATTTGAAAAAACTTGAAAATTTTGATGAAATATGGGTTAATATACCCAAAAAATACAATAGGTTTCCGAATTGGGATGGGATTTTTCCATACGAAAATTTTGGACCTAAAGTTATAATCAATACGGATTGTGAAGATCTGGGTCCGGGTACATCAGCTTTTGCTCCTATTATTAAAAAAAGTGATGCCGATATACTCATAGTTGTTAATGACGACACGATATACCAAACCGATTTAATAATTCATTTAATTGAAAATTTTAATAAAAATAAACCTGAAAGTGTATGGGGTTTATCAGGGTTTAACTTTGATACATATTTCAAGGGGCAGTACCCAAGAAGTCACATAGAACCACCTGTTGATGTTTTAGAAGCGTATGGTTCGTGTATGTATAAAACAGAGTGGCTTAGTACAATACTCCCAGAGTTTAGAGAACTATTAAGTATTACATGGAATGATGATATGTTAATATCAAACTTACTTGAAAAACACGGTATTAAAAGACGAACTATTTTTACAAATGAATGTAACCTCGGTAAATTAAAACAACTCGAATACGGATTCGATGAAAATGCACTCCACCATGTTGCAGCAAAAGACTCAAATACAACCGCACAAAGTCACACTCTAAATAATATGAAAATCTTAAGAGACTTAGAAAAAATAAATAAAAATTATTTTTCATACAAAACGTTAAGTATATCGTATGCAATAACTGTATGTAACGAATCGAATGAATTGTATTCCCTCATTTCGTTTCTGAAAAAGGTAAAAGAACCAATTGACGAAATAAATGTACTTGTTGATACTAACAATGTTACGGACGAAGTACGTGATGTATTAAAAACGTTTGAAAAAGATATAAGTGTTTCTGAACGTCCATTTTGTGGTAATTTCTCAGATCACAGAAACTTTCATAATAGCCTTTGTAAAGGTGATTATATATTTGTTATCGATGCAGATGAAATGCCACAGGAATTACTCATTAAAAATATCAAATCGGTTATATACGAAAATAAGTGCGAGCTCATACACATACCAAGAATTAACATATGTCCAGGGTTTACACAAGAATGGTTAGAAAAACTTAGTTTTAAAATAAATAATTGTGGTTGGATAAATTGGCCGGATTATCAAGGTCGAATCTATAAAAATACACCGGAGATTAAATGGTCGAAGGGGTTACACGAAATAGTTACAGGTACGAATGAAATATTAAAAATAAGCGAATCTCCAGAAATAGCCCTATATCATATTAAAACTGTAGAGAGAATGACTAAACAAGATGAATATTACAAAACTTTACAAACTTAAAGCTATAAATCATTTCTTTATAAAAATATGTTTTGGCCTTTAATGAAAAGTGCTATTACTGAATCCGATAAGATAAAACTTATCGAATTCATAGCATCAACAGATAAATTTACGTGTGGTAAAAAAGTTGAAGAATTTGAACGAAAGTGGTGTGAATGGCTCGCGTGTAAACATTCTTTATTCGTTACATCCGGTAGTACGGCGAATACACTTCTTTTATCAGCCGTAAAAGAACACTATAAAATACCAGATGGGTCTAAAGTACTTGTACCCGTGTGTACGTGGGTTACAAATGTAGCACCAGTATTTCAATTAGGTCTCGAACCAGTTTTTTGTGATATAAACTTAAACGATTATAGTTTTGACACGGAAAACTTACCGGTCGATAACGATATAAAAATCGTATTTGTAACGCATTTACTCGGATTTAATGCACCAATGGATATACTCAAAGAAAAGTATCCAAACGCTATATTTTTGGAAGATATATGCGAATCTCACGGTGTAAAAGAACCGTCCGGTAGAAAAAGGGGACACGGGACAGGGTCAACATTCAGTTTTTATTTTGGACATCATATGACTACGATCGAAGGTGGTATGGTATGTACAAATAATACCGAACTTTACGAACTTATGAGACTCAAGAGGAACCATGGATGTGCGCGTCACCTTTTACCCGAAAATCATGATAAAGTTACGTCACAATACCCTGATATAAACCCAGCATTCTTATTCTTAACCGATGGGTACAATTTTAAGAATACCGAAATCAATGCAGTTCTGGGAATCGAACAGCTCAAACGTCTCGATGAAAATATTCAAATACGTAAAGATAATTATGAATATTTTATCACAAAACTTGTTCGTTATAAAGATCATTTTTATATACCAGATACCGATAGTTCAAACAGTTCGTATGCATTCCCAATCGTGTGTAAGAATAGGGATGATAGACCCACCATTGTCAATGCTTTAAACGATTTGGGTGTAGAACATAGACCAATTGTTTCTGGAAATTTATTGAAACATCCATTTTTACACAAATGGAAAGATACGTGCACGGCACCGAATGCTGATATATTACACTATAACGGTGTATACATTGGAAATAGCCAATTTGTTACAATATATATGATCGAAAGATTATTTACATCTATAGTCGAAAGCTTAAAGTTGTAATAATATAGGATCTCTTTTATAAAAATCCCCCTTTTGAAAAATATAAGAAGTACACAAGTTAATATGATTATTAACTATATGTTTAGTTATAGGATTAAAATGCCCTAAATCTGGCTCCATTATATCATGTTGTTCAAATTGAGATAACAAATTTGTTGGATTAATAAACATTATTTTGTTATTTTTACATATTTTATCAAGTAATCTAATTAAATAATCTCGTTTTTCCAATTTATTACCTTTATAAGTTACGTTTACGTGTGAAACTACTATGATTGGACGAGGAAACACAAGTTTTTGTATTTCTAATATATCATTTTCAATTTCTTCGTCCGTTTGTAAAATAACATTTGTTTCATTTATTATATGTTCAGGTGTATTCTTATAATCTTTATCAAAAAGACGCTTATCTACAGCCATGTGTGAAAAATATCTATCTTTGTATACATATTTTTTCATGGATGTAATTTCTAATATAAAAACATCAGTTTTATCGAATCGTTCCTTAAAACTGGATTCATATTTCATGGATTCTTTATTCATTATAGATTTTCTCATACAAAACCTATCGTAAGAATTTTCTAATTTTATGTCACCGTTTATATATTTTATGAGTTGTATAATTTCCTTTGTGCAGTGTGTATAAGATATGTCTAAACTTAAATTAGAAGAATAAGCAACACTATCTGTGCGACACGAACCAAATGATGTAACTTTCATTTAAAGATATTATACATTTACTCTTTAAATGAATGTTGCCATAATAACAGGGTATTTAGGACAAGACGGTAAATATTTATCAAAGTTTTTACATAGAAAAAAATACACGGTCGAAGGTTACAAAATCAACGTATTAGATAAAAAAAACTTTTACAAGCTTTTGTTGAAATACAAGGATTTTGAAAATATTGAAATATATAACTTAGCTGCTAAGGTAAATACAGGTATAAAAGTAAGTAACACTATAGAAACGTTTCACGTTAATTCCATTGGTATACTCACGATTTTAGAGATCGTGAAAGAATTAAAATTAAGTGATAAATGTAAAATATTTCAGGCATCTTCTTCGGAAACTCTACATAATCCGGATACTATTTATAGTATTTCAAAAATATCTGCAGATCTGATTGTAAAAATGTATAGAAACGTACACGGGTTTCACGTCTCTTCGGGTATATTATTCAGTCACGAATCCCCTTACAAAAGTGAAAAGTTCGTAACACCAAAGATAATAAATGGTTTAAAAAAGGTTATGATAGGTGAAATTGAACACGTCGAGGTCGGTAATATCGATACGTATAAGGACTGGGGACACGCCGAAGATTACGTCGAAGCTATGTGGTTAATATTACAAGATAAAGAACCAGGCGATTATGTAGTATCAACAGGTCAAAAACATACAATACGCGAAATGATAGAACTCACGTTAAAATATATGGGTAAACAAATAACATGGAAAGGTGAGAATATAAACGAAGTTGGTATGGTCGATAACAAAATTGTTATAAAAGTATCGAATAAGTTTTATAAACCATGTAAAAAAGAAATAGAATTTGACGCATACAAACGCGTACAAAATTGGAAACCAAAATATGATTTGGAAAATATTATTTTCTCAGTCTACAATAAAAAATGAACGAGACACCAAGTTGGAAATTAATAGGTATAACAGTTATATTGGCTGGTATATACACGGCTATATCAGGTGTCGGTATAAAAGTATTCGAACGATGCGACACGATTCAATCGAGTGAAAAATGGAAAAATATTAAAATGTATTTGAGTCACACAATGACTTTAGGTATAGTTATACCAGTGATTTTATTGATCCAAAGAATATTGGGTGAAACTACACAGGAAAAAGTGTTAGCCTCTTTGTATTGTGTCATGGGTTTCATCGGTTCGGCCATGTCTTTAGCTCTCGCACAAGAATGTCCAGATAGTGACGAAGATGAAGCGGCTAAAGGTATGGGTGCATTTGGTATAGTTATTTACCTCCTTGCAGCCATTGGTTCCGCCGCTTTCATTTTCAAACAAAAGCGTAATATGGGGGCTATTTAAAATAAACAAATAATATATATGGAAGTATGCGAATCCATACATTTAATGCTAATACTCTTGGCCCACGTGATGCGCAGGGCAGGAACATTTAGTCTAAATGAAAAAATAAAAATGGTACATTTTTTAGCGTACATTTTATCAAATACAGATATTTGTATGTTAGACACCGGCAATAGCAGCGGCAACGAGTCCGGAAAAACATACCATAGCAACACGCCCCGTATTAATTAACGCGAACGTTTCGAAATCCTCCTCTGATAACTTACCAACGGCATTTGTCATGGTACCTATGGCTATCAAAGAAGAACCGAGACCCAATAAACTGAGTGGTAAAAATTGTGTTTGTTCGATAACATTCAAACCAGTAAGTCCCCAATTAGCTCCACCAAGAATCGTTCCGTACATTGCAGCACGCCCATTAACCGCTTCGACATATTTCCAATTTATACCCCCGTCGTCTTTCGAAGCACGCGTTTTTAATGATAATTTTCTCGAAGATTTACGTTTTGGTAGTGGTAAGTGTGTATTCGTAGTTCTTAATATAGATTGCATTTTATTCTTTTTTATTATCTTTTTTCTCCTTTAATACCCTTTGTAAAATATACAAACCAATAAATAAACCAGCTGTTGAATATGCAACAGAAAAGTTAGCACCTTTTCTGTATTGATAAATGATCCAAAGTATACTAGCAGCTATACCAGCTACAACATAATTTACACTGTAATAAGAAATATCATCGGTATTGATTAATTTATTCAATAACATGACCATCTGAGCTAAACCAATAAGTATAGCAACAAAAGCGATTTTATCGTCTGTGTCCATTACATTAATTAAAGAAATTAATTCATATAATTATATAAAATGTCAACACCACCGGAAAAAATTATTGCAAACTATGATTCCAAATCCAAAAAGTCTAAGGAAGTCGCACAAGAAATGAGGAAAATTGTCGAAAGATATAAGGGTAAACGTATCACAAAGGAAAACGTGTGTGTTTTGGTTTCTACACTCATGCTCCAAGCAAATAACCTTAAAAATATTTCTGGACCAGATAAGAAAGAACTCGTCATGGATTTGATTTTCTCAATCATCGAACAAATTGATGAAGGTGATACAGATTCCGAATTCGAAACACTTCTAAAAGCAATGGTTCCTGGTATGATTGATAGTTTTGCACTCATGTTAAAAACAAGTGCTGGGTGCAAAAAAATGTTTGGGTGCTTGTCCGCTTAAAAATATAACATAAAGTTTTTACTCGTATATTAAATACAGATGAAGTTCCCAGATTTAGAAACAATGGTAATGTACGGAATTTATACCGTTAAGGATCTAATTATGTATTCTCAAAATAAACTCGTAAAACGAAAAATTAAAACATTAAACGAATGTACCTATTGTTCATTTGTATATTGTGGAAATGTATGTAATAATTGTAACGATATTAAAAATAATTCGCTCGTATAAACAAATGTCATTCACAACCGTGACAACTTATACAACCAAATTATCAAAAGTTACTAGAAGTGATTGTATATGCTGTGCAGAAAGACGTATAATAACTAATTTAAAACGCGAATTTTTAAAAAAGGGGTACAAAAATCACCAATTTGCATCCTGGTTTAATAGAAAATGTGGAACTTTAGTGATACGTCGTAAAACCAGTTACGGTGACGGTATATCACTACCGTGTGTTATGTGTCGAAAACTTATAGAAAAATACGATATAAAATGGATCGCATACGATGGTACGAAATGGATAAATTCTTATAAAGATATACACGTACCAAAATCTGTTCCGACTAATAAACAAAGACGGAAACTAGGATTTGGGCTTAATAACCAAGCCTAATACCGATTCTAAATTATTTTCGTTTCGTTTGAGTGGCTTTTCCCTTTTCAAACGTAATGTTTCATTTTTACCCGTTGCTATTTTAATATCGTTCATCTTCTTTGTATTATCGTGTATGGGTATAACTATATCACGTACAGGTTCAGTGTCTATTTCTTTAGGAATTCCTTTATCTGTAACGTTATTTTCTCTAAACTTTTCTATTGTCATGTCACCTCCAAACTCTAATAATCTTTGTCTTCGTGGTGCCTTTTTTATCGGTCCTATCTTATCAAAGATTTTTCGACGCATCATAACCATGTTACCACATATAAGACCACCTCGATTACACCCGTACTTATCGATAACATACGTTTTCATACAACTCCATGAACAGAAATTACCCGATGTATAAAACTTATTACGCCGTTCATCGTGTTTATATGGCATACTCAAAGGTACACCTTCGAATGTATGACAACACCACCAACACCACATTCTTATAATCATAACGTATGTTTTTTCTTTAAATAACTATCAAACCCATACCCATTAATATGGCAATAATACACGAGGACGAGGATGACATGATATGGTACATTCGCCTTTCATACCATGCATCGTGTTTTTCACCCTCGACTGCAAATATTTTTTCAAAAAGTTTGGTTTCTTTAGTTGCATCATCAACAAATATATTTTCGGGTGTTCTTTTACCTACATCGCCGTCAAATTCAATTCCACCCGATGTGTTAATTTTACAATCTTGCGTGACCGAATAATTACTATCTATCAAGTCGCCTTTTATTTTAGCATTATTTGTACATACAACGTATGATGCATCGCACCCGTTTTCCCACCCGGTTGGTTGGTACCTCGAAGAATTACACACGTTTTCGTGACACTTACGTCTATTTTTGAAAAATCTTCTATCACGGGGCAATAAACCGTTATTAATTTCCTTCCATAAACTTTCGGTTTCAGCACACCCAGGAAATAGACCCTGATTTTCATCCTTATTATCACAAAAATCAATTTCGACTGCATTGGCACACCCACAAAATGGTTTTTTTCTATTCTCTTCATTTTTACAATACGCACTCGCAACGAGTTCAAAATCGTCATACGCTCTACATATAGTTTTTTCTATATTTGAACCAACATCAGTACCTTCTTTTGGTCCTCTACAATATGCATCACCATAACTTTGGTTTGTCGCTAAACACGTTAAGGCTATATCTTTATTTTCCGCTGTTTTCACCGTCCCTTTACCAACAACATGATCTATTCTAGTATTTATATCTGCATCACAATACTTTTTTGCTAATTTTCCCCAGTCACCTTTAAATTGAGGACTATTAACCGTAACATGATTTTTATGTAACTTTTCTATAGCTTTTCTATCGTATATAAATCTAAACCATCCCCAACTATTACCCGTCCACCCAGATTTGTTAACGTCTGCCTCCGGACAAAATTCATTTATAATTTTTCGTTTACTAGTCACAAAATCATAGTCCCATAACCAATGTTTGGTCCTATGTGTATTTATAAACTTATCTATATATACCTCATCTGGTCCTGGTTCTGCAGCAAAATGATTCTTTTTAATGTAATAATTATTGAAGAAATTCATCCAAGCGACGGGAACATTTTTCCACCCATTTCCAAAATCAGGTGTAAGCATTAGAGTTTCTTTACCATCTTTACCCCTACCCGTAAAATAAAGAACGGAGCGATCAGATTTAAAATGCTGTGCGTGTAAAAAAATCGAATCCAGATCATCGGTTTTCCAACCATCACAATCACTACTCGTTCTTAAAGCACCTCCATCCATTTCCATTTTATTGTTTGTAACATACGGAAACGATGCGTTTACCGTGGATCCACCAGACGTGTGGTGTTCCACCGGATGTCGAGCTGCATTGAATGCCGATTTTGTATCTTTATAATGAAAAACATAACCACCTTCGGGGTGTTCTTCACGACTACAACCGCCTCCCATTGTTTATTACTATAGAATTATATATTATTTGTAATAAAAAATGTGATTTTATATAACAATTATACCGAGTCCAAGTAAAGATACAAATACTAATACCAAAACAATTAAGATTATTTGTACGTACCTTTTTTCGTATACTTTTTTATCTTTATCTTCATCGAGTTTAAACACTTTTTCGATATTTTCCGATACCTTTCTTTCCTTTTCTTTTTCGTCGGCCTCACCTGGTGTATAATCAGTCGTACCTATAGTACTCGATAATGGATTACCTTCTGTATTTTCATCGACACAGTGTTGATTAACTTTTACACTACTCCCTAAAATTGAACCACCAACATCGACTTTGCTATTACATATAACGACCGATTTGTTACAATTTTTATCCCACTCATCTGGCATGTATCTATTACCCGCACACACACTTTTCCAGCACGGACGCATACCGTCGAGTTGGTTTCTTTGTTCACTAGTTAAATTATCTTTCAATTTATTTGCTAATTCTAATGTTTCATTACACCCTGGTATATTTGGCTTAGTATCACACCTACCTTCTATGGTTGTATTATAACACGCACACCAATCGTTTTTCATACCATCCGATGAATCGCAATACTCCATAGCAGTTGTATCGAGACTATCTGTTTGACATACACCCGAAACTGTGTGAGGTATTTGGGAACTGTCAAACTTCCATTCACCTTTACATGTCGCCATTTCTATGTATAAATATTTTATTTAAACAATACTAACCATCACGAACCCACCTATACCCATACATAACATGGACGATAGTGTTGATATGTACCTGAAATATGTTTTTTGGACGAGACTTTTTTCCTTATCTTCTTCAAACTTAAATATCTTTTCAACGAGTGTTCCTTTAGCTAATTCACTCGATTTCGTAACAATAGGTTCGGGTACTTGATCGCTCTTAACACTACAATCTTGGTTTATAGATACGTTACTCCCTATTATATTACCGCCTACATTAAGGTCGGCATTACATATTAATACGTTTCTATTACAATTCTGGTTATAATTTTCCGGTCTATACTTGAAACCAACACACGCATTACCGATACATTGACGCATACCTTCAAACTGTGCCTTATCCTTTTCGGATAAGTGACTATTTATATCGGACCAAACATGTTTAGTATCGCTACACCCTGGTAGATCTTCATTACCCTCACACTTATTTGCCATTATGTTATAACAACTACACCAGTCGTCATTCATACCGAGACCGTCACCGAGTTCAGAATTATTACAATACTTTTTACCCAAAAAATGGTAAAAATATTTATTGTATCCACCTAATTTAGGATCCGTGTGTCGACAATTGTTTTTATCTGTCTTCGAATTATTATTTTTGATCTTATCATTTGTCTCACATGTATCCATTTTACCTTTATGTTCGGTTTGACTAGACATTACTAATATCCACTTACATTTTATTCTTTACCCATCCACATAAAAAGTCCACCTGCAACTAACAAACACGAGGCTGCTGAAGTGACAGTGTAACCAACTATATACTTCGCATCTTCATCGTCTGTACTCCACCGTCTAGGCCAGGATTTGATAGGTGTCTTACTGAGTAAACCTTGATCGAAAGGTGGTTCGCGTCTTTTATTTTTATTACGTTCGTACCTCGATCTACCCTTTTGTTCTCCCGTTCTCATGAAATCAGGGAGGTCCTCTTCACCGCTATGACACTTTACTAAAAGTTGCGAATTCGAAAGAAGACCTATATCAACGTCTTGTCCGCATATTCTATACGACGGTTTACACTGGTCTTTATAATTTTTTGGTAAGAAACCATGGGAACACTCCCCAGGTCGACACACCATATTGTTACGCAAAATATCATATTCTTCCGCACTAAAATATCTCTTATTCTTTTCCACACCGTCTCGCGCTGTGCGACACCCAGCCGCGTCCAAATCCGTTTCACATACACCGGTATCTAAATTATAACACTTACACCACGCTTGTCGTTTACCACCTTCTTCTGCAGTTGCACCATCTCTTTTACAATACGCGATACCCACGTCGTTATAATCATCTTCACCAAGTTTAGCTTTAGAACAATTATCGGTATCTTTTGTGATATTATCCTTAAGTTTACAATACTCTTTTCGAGCACCCGGGTTTCTATCTAAACACTGTCCATTACCAATACTCGCTGTAAAGTTTTCCGGTTTAGCACAGAAATTATCCGCCAATTCACCCCACTTAAACCCATCGCTACAATTTTCCATTGCGTATAAACCCGTTAAAAGAGCACTAGATATATCTGCACCGTTATATGTCTCGGCCTCTTCGAAACAACCACATTTTTCACTAGTCATAAATTCGTGTGTATTGATTTCTTCTGCTTTATTATCTTGACATTTTTGAAGATTATTGTTAGTCCATTCTTTTACACATACCTCTTCGTTATATGTATCTGCAAGACCCCTATGAGTACAAATTTTTGGGGGATCACGGCTACCATCCCAATTTTCACTATTCTTTATCTCCACTACATGATCGTTTGCAAAATGAGGATCTATACATTCTGATTTACTTACCCCCCAATTATTTGCTATTTCACTCCAATTATTTGGTCCAGCTCCATTAAATTTTTTACCATATACACGGAACCAATCAACATTTTCGGCAAAAAATTTATCTTTGTTTGTTATATCTTCACCTTCTGGGACACGCAATCGAGCGGGTAATGGAGTCGATTTATTATATCCACATCTACCCATACTTTATTATATTTACATTTTATTTTTTTTCTCAGGCAACTATAAACATGGGTGGAGGCGGAAGTCAAACTATCGAGCAAACATTTAATATGAGCGCTGTAAATAAATCCATTTACAACCAAATTACAAAAAATACACAATCGGTTGGGGCTTCCCAAACCAGTATCCAAAAAATGACCATGAATATAGGTGGGTCAATGATCGAGTGTCCGTATTCATCGTCACAAGTACTCGATGCAGATATGCAAGCAGATGTTTCGCAGATACCTAATACTATATTAGCGATGAAAAATGAAATATCCGCAGAAATGCAGGCTGGTGCATCTGCCGCTATGGAAAAATCAACACAGGCTGGTAGTTTCAACTTTGGGGATAAACAGGATTTACAACAAACTATAAATATGGAAATTGAAAATATTGTTGATACAACTGTTACAACTGAAAACATAAACAACCTTGTTATGGAACAGGTCAGTATTCAATCTGATACGATAAACATTGCCGGCGATTTAGATTGTATGGGTCAACCATTTGACAGGACCCAAAACTTAACGGCTAAGTTGGCGGCTAAATCGATCCAAGAGGCACTCACGGATGCCTTGATCGAAAATAAGGTTACAAGCGGTATGGTCGCGTCACTCGATGCCGAAGTGAAAAGTAAAGCCGGTGGGTTTGCCGAAATGATTAGTGCGGCGACCGGTCCAATGATGGCGAGTGCGATTGCATCTGTTATCGGTATCGTTATGGTCATGTTATCGGTAGCTATGGTTGCCATGTCCCCTGCGGGACAAGGTGCGATGAATAAAGCATCGAGCAAATATATTTAAAGATAAAAATTTCCTTTATATTAATGATTTTAAGTATAGACGTCGGTATACGCAATCTTGCGATGTGTATGCTCGATGAAACGTCCAATCTTATTGTTCAGTGGGATGTTTCCGGGGTACCCCCTGAACATAAAGACGGCTTATTCGTTTCGCTACGAAACCATTTAGACGAAAAGAAATGGATTTTACAAGCAGATACGATTCTCATAGAAAAACAACCTGATAAGAACAGGAAAATGAAAATAGTTGAACATTTTTTACACGCGTACTTTGTTATTCGTAACCCTAAGGCCGAAACGATCATTTACGATGCGCGTTTCAAAATACCCGACTTTGCAGGTCCGGGTAAAGTCATGTATAATAAACGTAAAAAAGCGTCGATAGAAAGGTGTCAACAATTCATTTGGAATAACACAATCAATGCACATTGGATTCCTATATTCAATGCATCCAAGAAGAAAGACGATCTCGCCGATACAGTCATGCAAGCTATTAGTTTTACGAAACGCGTTGAACCTATGCAAAGCGTTGCGAAAAAGGATAAAAAACTCGTTCCAAGAAAACCGAACGAGAACCAAAAACGAACCCGATATTCAAAATCGAATTTGGCATATATTTATAAGAATAGAAAGAAAGACGAGGATCTCGGAAAAAGTAAACGGTTCATGAAAGACCTTAAACGGTACTATAAAAGTATAGACGATTTAGTACACGACCTAAACAAATAATTTATTTATCGTATATTGAATTATACCTTTCAATTGCCTGTTCTACACTAAAATTTTTATATGTCATGTCGGGTTTATCCAAATCAATACAATAATTATATTTGAATATATCTGGAGTAAATTGTGTAACTTCCCAATATATACCCAATACGAATTCGCCAACATGTTCCGTTTCAATTATATTATTTTGTAATATAGGTTTGAAATCTTTTATTATATCTGTAGGATACTTCTTAGACGCAAATATATTAGTATAAATATAATCATCTCTCATTTTTTCTATAGGTATTAAACCAGATGGTAATATGTAAAAGAAATGCCATTCTGGTAACATTTTAAACATGTCATTTATATCGATATTATTATTCCTATAAAAATTATCATATTCAAATTGGACCATATCAACCGTTATGTCTTTTAGTCCTTTCAAAACACCTAAATCATGACCATCTGTATCTATTTTCAAAAAATTAATATGCGAAATATCTTTTTTAGTACAATATTCGTATAATGTATTATCTGTGTCATTCAATGCACTTTTATTGACAAATACATTTTCTGCGTCATAATTTACCTCTTTTTTAAACATAGTATTCCCCCAATTTTTACCGGAAGGTTTAAAATCTGGATCAAATAAATGTAAACACATATCTTTATTTATTTCATCCGGAAATGGAGAACCAGTTGCACCAACATCAAAAATACACGCTTTGGGTGTATTTTTAACAATGGATTTTAATAATTCTAATTCACCGTTTACGTTATGATTACAACATATTCTATAATTAAAATACGGCATATTATATTTTTTTTCTTTATCTTTTATTGTTATAATTTCATCTAATTGAGGTTCCATTTTATATAAAATATATAGTCGAATATTCTTTAAACGTATAAGAAAATGTGTTCGGGTCTCGATTCGGGTGTACATGTATATCCAACTTCGTCTCTCAAAAAATCGGGTATTTTACTATTTTTATAATCACCGATTTCAATTAATAATACCGGTTTATGTTTTTTTAGTATACCGATCGATCCCCGTAAAACATTCATCTCTGCACCTTCAACGTCCATTTTGATTATGGAAGGTGTACCTTTGTACACGTTATCAAGAGTATCCGTTATTGCGGTAATCTTACTATTCATATCGTGATGTTCGTTCGGAAACATACTCGTACCACCATAATTTATAGCACCATTTTCAACACTTTTAGGTAAATACATTTCGACAGTTTCACCTACTGTATCTGATAATGCACACGGGTACATGGATACTTTGTTTTTTAATTCATTTGACTTTAAATTCATATTAGCAATTTCAAAGAAAACAGGTTCAAATGAAAAAACGGGTCCATAATCAGAAAACATGAGTGTATTATACCCTATATTAGCACCTATATCAATAATATCTGTACCTGGTTTATAATACTTTTCCACGTCGTGTCGCATCCATCCATCCCACTCGTACCCCTGTTTTAACGTGTTACCTATATACTGATCGTTTGATATGGTATTTAAATTGTACTTACCGTTATTAAATCTATCGATAGTAACTTCCATTATATATAATAAAATTATATCTTTATATCATTCAAAAAAAATCATTTCAGGGGGTGCGTAAATAAAAATGTTATAGAATAATAAGTAATAAAATGTTTTCACTTTCCACAGTCGCGACTAATTTTGCTTCAACGCAAAAGAAATTTAAGAAGTTCGGTAAGAAACTTCGCAAACAAAGAGATGGAGAAATAGATACTATGAAAGAAAAGTTAAAAGAAATAGCCCAAGACGAAATTGAACGTTCCAAGAATTTGTTCGAAAGACACAAAGAGTTCTTTTCTGACCAAAAACAGTGTAAAAATGTACCAACTACAGAAACGACCGCTATTGATTTTTACGAAAAGCCCTAAATGCTAAATCAAGGCTTAATAACGATAAAAATATAGATACCTCTCTATATTGTTCTAACAAGTTACCTGCAAATACAGCAGATAAAACACTGTATTGCACGTACCTCATTTCTTTTCGACTTCTTTCTATGGAACGTTTCATAGACGCGCGCGATTTTTCCATACCCAAAACCGCGGTACTTATATTCTTTACACGGTTAGGCATTTCTGTCGCGGTCGAAAACATACCGCCTAAATCTATAACATCGGCTACTTGATCACGTATTATTGGTTCGAGGTACTCAAAATATGTAAAATTCGGGTCAAGTTTTACACACGTACCTTCAATAGTCGAAAACGTCTTTGCGAGGTATACAAACGACGTTGGTATGATAAACGGTTTTTCTTGTGCTAATTTGAGTAAAGTATCATCGTTTAATATTTCATCCTTAAGATTATTACCATCGAGCGTTTCGAGATAATTGAGTGTTGTTTTAAAAAAAAGTTCAATATCCGTCGTATCTTTAGTCGTTGGCAAAATAACGTTCAAACGTATAAGTACATCAACAATACCTTTTGTATCCTTATTTATTATATACAAAAACATTTCCTTAAATCCCTCTTTCATTTCATCGGATATATCAATAACAAGTCCAAAATCATAAAAAACAAGTTTACCATTACCAGAAAAACCTAAATTACCCGGGTGAGGATCGGCGTGAAAAAACCCCTTATCCATTGTCTGAATAACATACGAATTTAGAAGAGCTTCACACACTTTCTTCTTATTTACGCGCATATCACTTATATTATCAAGTTTTTCGGAAGGAACGTATTCCATAACAATCATATTTTCGCTAGATATATCGCTATATATTTTAGGTACTTTCATCCATCTTACCTTTTTCATCTTTTTTCTAAAATTTTTCGCATTATCCATTTCCTTTTTATAATCCGATTCTGCTAATAAAAAATCGATGGATTCATCGAGAACGTAACCTGTATTTGTACCTGTATCTATACCCATTTTTTCAAGAAACTCAACGATCTCTCTAATATTATCTGTATCATTTTTCATTATATTGTATATGTTTGGTCGTTTAAGTTTTACAACAACCTCTTCACCCGTCGATAATTTTGCCCTGTGTACCTGTCCTATACTTGCTGATTTAAACGGTTCGTAATCAAAATACGTAAACACGTTACTGTTTAAATGTTTTCTAACCATTAATCGAACAACGTTTTTATCGATGGGAGGTACATTATCCTGTAAAGATTCAAGTTGTTGTGTAAACTCCAAAGGATATAAATCAACGCGCGAAGATGCTATTTGCCCTATCTTAACAAAAGTAGGTCCAAGTTGGATAATTTGATCCCTCGTCCATTTACCAAACTTTACCTGATCCTGTTGAAATTGTTTCCTTAGTAAAAATTCACCAGCAAACTTCCATGTTTTAGACTTCTGTTTGGATGGTATTTTTATGGGCATTTTCGTTGATAAACATAGTGCCATCTTAATATTCACATATAAAAAAAATACTTATAGGTTTAGGACGTTTATACTTATAAATGTTAATACCCGTACAAGCTAAAATATATGAACCGATGTATGAATATAACGATAAAAAATACATAAGAGTAACAATCCCCGATAAATTTAGAGAATATGTCGAAAAGTCACATGAACGTAAATCAAGCGTTATACTCTATAATAATAAACTCGATAACCCACTCGAAGGAAATGTTCTGAAACTAAAAGTCCCGTTTAGGTACCGTAGAGTCATGTGTAACGTAGAAGGGGACAAACCAGTTCAGTCACTCGAGAGAGGTGATCGTGTTTTATTAGAAATACAATTTAATGGCGTTTGGAATACTCACGAACATAGTGGGTATTCGTGGGTATTGAAGTATATAAAGTTTTTAAACTAATACTATTTAAATGAGTCTTACACGATCAGGATATATAACAGACGATTCAAATGAAGTAAAAAAAGAACTTACGGTTCGTGCCGTTATAAACACGGAGTTTGGATTCCCACCACCACCATTTAAAGTATTTCGAAAGGCAAAATCTGGTTTGTGTGTACCACGTTTTTACGGGGAAGATAAGTTCGGACCTCCCAAAGAAGATCGTCGTCCAGAGCCAGTTAAAATATCGACTAAATTTAATGGAAAACTTCGTGATGAAACGCATCAAAATGATGCTCTGGCGGCAGCACTTAAAGCCGGACACGGTGTTTTATCACTTCCTTGTGGCTTTGGGAAGACGACAGTATCCTTGGCCATAGCGTGTAAATTAGGATACAGAACAATGATTGTCGTCCATAAAGAATTTTTAGCGAATCAATGGCGTGAACGTATTCAACAGTTCTGTCCAGGTGCTTCTATCGGAATAGTACAACAAGATAAAAAAGAAACGGAGTGTGATTTTGTAATCGCGATGCTCCAATCTTTATCACTCAAAGAGTATTCGTTCAGTGATTTTGATTCTATCGGTACACTCATTGTTGATGAAGCACATCATATATGCGCCAAAGTATTCTCACAGTCTCTATTCAAAATGTGTCCTAAACACGTTTTTGGGTTATCGGCTACACCCACGCGAAAAGATGGTCTCACGAAAGTTTTACACTGGTTTATGGGACCAACGTTTTTTGAAGTCGAACGTAAAAATCAAGAACAGGTCGAGGTTTTCCCTATAGAATATAGGTGTGATAGATTTCAAGATCCACCGCCGTGTACACGTTTCGGTAAATTATCACTCGCGACCATGATTACAGAACTTACGGAGGATAGACAAAGAAATATAGTTATTCTACAACTCATAAAAGATATAGTAAAAACAACGCGACAAGTTCTTGTTTTGAGTGATCGTCGCCACCATTGCGAAGTCATGCACCAAAGTTTTAAGAAAACGTCGGGTTTATACATGGGTGGTATGAAAGAAGCCGACTTAACCGAATCGAGTAAAAAGCGAATCATATTCGCCACGTTTAGTCAGGCGCACGAAGGTCTCGATATACCTACCCTTGATACAGTTATTTTAGCGACACCCAAATCGGATATCGTTCAATCTATAGGACGAATCATGCGCGAAACAAAAGGTAAGAAGAATAATCCACACATTTACGATATATTCGATCAATGGTCGATATGTCACGCCATGTATAAAAAACGCTTAAAAGTGTATAAACAAGGTGGATTTCATATACCAATTTTAAATTCACAAAAAAATGAAGATGAAACACCATTTAAAAAAGGTGAGTGTTTCATTAACATCTAAATTATAATCATTCTTATTTGTAAGAATGCCCGGTTGTTGTGAAACAGGTCGAAATGTACAAAAGTACAGGGGCGGAGGTGGAGGTGGAACTGCATCCACACTCCAGGAAGCCCTCGAAAATAGTAACGTAGCTACCATAGATATAAATCTCATATCTGGTGCCAAATTTAGAGGCGACGGAAGTGGTTTATCAAACATACCAATTAGTGGAGGAAATCTTAATCTACAACAAGTTACGAATCAGGATAACCAAACAACAAACGAGATCATTATTACAAATACGGGAACATCTTTATCAACATCTGGTGCGATAAACGCATCGGGAAATATCACCGCACCTTCTTTTATAGGGAGTGGTTCGAGTTTAACTGGATTAAACGTAACAAACGCAAGTTCTGGTACACTACACATAGCTCGAGGAGGGACGGGTGTAACTACAGGTCTAACCCAACTTAACGCTGGTAATATTACGAGTGGAACAGTTCCATTAGCGAGAGGTGGAACAGGTGCTACATCTGCATCTACAGCTGCAGATAATTTAGGACTAGGAACGAGTGATTCGCCGGAGTTCACGGGAGTTAATATAGGTCACGCATCGGATACAACGATTACGAGATCGAGTGCGGGTGTCATATCCGTAGACGGTCAAACTGTTAGAACAGGTGACGTCGCTTTAGGAACGGAAACGTCTGGAGATTACGTTTCTACAATTACGGGGGGTAATGGTATTGCAAGTACAGGTGCAACAACCGGTGAAACCATATCACATTCATTATCCGTAGATACAAAAGCAAACGGTGGTTTAGCTATAGAAAATGGTAAACTTGCACTTAAATTAGACGATTCGTCGATAACAGGTGAATTAGGTATAGGTGATGGAGGAACGGGTGTAACTACAGGTCTAACCCAACTTAACGCTGGTAATATTACGAGTGGAACACTTTCTACTGCACGTGGAGGGACGGGTGTAGCTACAGGTCTAAGTGTACTAAATGCAACTAACCTTATGAGTGGAACGGTTGATACTACACTTGGAGGAACAGGTGTAACTACAGGTCTAAGTGTACTAAATGCAACTAACCTTACAAGTGGAACAGTTGATACTACACTTGGAGGAACAGGTGTAACTACAGGTCTCACTGTACTAAACCCAAGTAACCTTTCTGGACCAATTACTACTGCACAGGGAGGAACGGGTGTAACTACAGGTCTTACTGTTCTAGATGCCGGTAATCTTACAACTGGAAATGTTCCAATAGCGAGAGGAGGAACGGGTGTAGCTACAGGTCTCACTGTACTAAACCCAGGTAACCTTTCTGGACCAATTACTACTGCACAGGGGGGAACGGGTGTAGCTACAGGTCTTACTGTTCTAGATGCCGGTAATCTTACAACTGGAACGGTTGATACTGCACGAGGAGGTACGGGTGTAACTACAGGTCTAACCCAACTTAACGCTGATAATCTTACAACTGGAAATGTTCCAATAGCGAGAGGTGGGACGGGACAGGGGACTGCATCTACAGCTGCAACAGCTCTTGGATTAGGGACGGTAAATTCGCCACAATTTGCAGGTATAGAACTAGGTCACGTATCGGATACTACACTAGCACGGTCGGGTCCAGGTAAAGTAACGATTGAAGGTAATGAAATACGAACGGGGACCGTTGAATCCAATAAAGGTGGGACGGGTCAGACATCTTATACCGAAGGTCAAATTCTCATGGCTAATACTGTCGGTGGATCGGTCACTTTAACTAAACTTACACCCGGTACATCCGGACACTTTCTACAGTCAAAAGGTAATGGTAATCATCTCGAATGGGCAAGTGTAGCCTCGATAGGTTCTGCCACACCTGGTAATCTTATCATGGGTGATTATCTAACTGGTGGTCCTACCAACCTCGCTACAGATACGACAATTGCAGCAGATGCTGACGAGGCAAATACAGCAAGTAAATTGGTTGCAAGAGACGCTTCAGGTGATATTAGGGTCCAGGAAGTAATTGTAGGAACTACTGGTGGTACTACGGGTTCGTTAACATCTACCGCATGGTCCGGATCGGCGGCTAAATTAACAACGGCAAGATACATTGGAGGTGTTGCTTTTGATGGATCTTTGAATATAAACTTACCAGGGGTAAATGCATCAGGTACCCAAGATACATCTGGTAATGCTGCGACTGCGACTAAATTAGCAGCTGCAGTAAACATTGGAGGTGTTGCTTTTGATGGATCTGCAGCTATAAGCTTACCAGGGGTAAATGCGGCAGGTACCGTAGATACAAGTGGTAATGCTGCGACTGCGACTAAATTAGCAGCTGCAGTAAACATTGGAGGTGTTGCTTTTGATGGATCTGCAGCTATAAGCTTACCAGGGGTAAATGCATCGGGTACCGTAGATACAAGTGGTAATGCTGCGACTGCGACTAAATTAGCAGCTGCAGTAGACATTGGAGGTGTTGCTTTTGATGGATCTGCAGCTATAACCTTACCAGGGGTAAACCAAGGGGGTACTCAAGATACAACTGGTAAAGCAGGTTCAATAGAAAACGCATCAGATACAACAAACGCAGATCAAAATGTTGCTTTTCTAATTGGTAATAATGTTAAAACAAATACAAACTTAACAATTAACCCAAGTACGGGTGTACTTAAAGCGACTCAATTTACCGTGGGTACGGGTGGGTTTGTAGATTCTACTTTAACTAATAAAGGTGTTATATATGTCAATGCAAATGGTAAATTAGTAAGTACAGGCGCATCATCAACAACCGGCCAGGTTATTAAATCAGATGCAAATGGATTACCAGTATGGGGTACAGATAATACTGGTGGTACTGGTACTGGTGGAGGTTACTGGACACAGGCAAGTACACCAAGTACGCTTATATATTACAATACTGGTAATGTTGGTATAGGAACTACAACTCCCGTATACCTATTAGATGTTAACGGTACAGTAAATGCAACTTCGTTCAGAGGTGATGGTTCGAATTTAACAGGTGTGACTGCATCATCAATTACAGGTGAAGCATCGCGAACTATATCAGTTTCAACAATTACAGCGCAGGGTGGAAGTTGGGACGTCAGGACACCATAAAATTAATATAACTAAACTATAGTATAATGTCTGGTCATAGTGCTAGTTCTAATGCAAATAATACAAAAGCATCAGATTTACAATATACAACAGATGTAGAGAATCAAGAGAGTTTAAAATATTGGGTACCTTCCGCCTCCAAATTATCACGAGGTAAAAAGGGTACAATTCAGAGAATGTTTACGGGCGAACCATTAAGGAATTCGTGTAACGTATACATTTATAACCAAACAACAAAGGAATGGAACCACGAACACACAATTACAGGTGACCCAACCCGTAGTGGAAATATAACTTACCCACCAAGTATATTATCTAGTTCATCTCAAACGATTGATAGTGTAACGTATACTACATCTGCATCTCAAAACAATGGGGACGCATATAAATCATTTCAACCTTTTGGTATTGTGGTAAAGACCCAACCCTGGTGGTCATCAAGTACTCCAACAACTTATCCACATAATCAACCTAGTGGTTGGTCCGGCGGTACATGGGTTCCTGGTACCTACACTGGTTCGTCTAGTTTAGGAGGTGTATCCGGCGAATGGTTAAAATTACAATTATCAACTGGAATTCAACCTAGTGGATTCAGAATGTATAATCTAACCGGGGCGCAAACGTATTCCGTCGTCAAAACCTTCACTATATTAGCAAGTAATGACAATTCAAACTGGACGAATTTAGGTAACTATACAAATACTAATCCGCACTCTTATGCGTGGCCACCCGCTCTAAATTGGTATACAGATATTAATGGCAGTTTTACACTAAATACCACATATACATATTTTGCACTTGTAATTACATCAAGAAAAACTGACGGATGGTCCTCTGTGAACCCTGATCCTGAAGTGGTAGAAGTACCCGCTTTTACTCTTTACAACGCGTATCCAAGTGAAGATTTTGGTAGATCTCTCGACGGAACGGATAACGCAGATATGGTAGCTATAGGCGCACCGGGAACATGGTTTGGGTCTGCATC